CCTCTCTGTGCGCGGCCGGGAAACTTTCAGGGGGGGCTTTTAACGTGCGAGACTAGGGTTTCAAGTCTCAAGAGTTAAGTCATGGGCCGACCGCCAGTACCTACAAGCCTCAAAGTCCTCCGGGGAAATCCCGGCAAGGGTCCGATCAACACCAGCGAGCCGAAGCCGCCACCGGCTGACCCGACTGCACCCTCATGCCTGACTGATCACGGCCTCGTAGTCTGGAATCAGACTGTGCCAGTGCTCTGCCGAATGGGCGTGTTCACTCAAGCAGACCGCATGACTCTCACTCGCTACTGTCTTCTCAGTGAGCAGTTCGAGAATGTCGTGAAGCACGTTCGTGAGCACGGGATGACCCAACTCACACAGACGGGCTACTCCCAACTCACCGCCGAAGGGGCGTTGTTTAAGTCGCTGCCAGCAGAACTGCTTCGCATTGAGCAGCAGTTCGGGATGACTCCCGCATCCCGCAGCGCGATTAAGGTGACAGATGCCGGTACCCCAGAAGACCCCTTGGAAGCGTATATCCAAAGCCGAGGCGCTTAAAAAAGGCTTCGCCTACTACTTCGATCAAGCCAAGGCTGATCACGCTGTCGGATTCTTCGAGAACTTCCTCATCCACTCGAAGGGACGATTCGCAGGCAAGCCGTTCACGCTCCTGCCGTGGCAGAAGCATGATGTGATCGAGGAGATTTTTGGCTGGATGCGTGTCGACACCGACACTCGCCGGTTTCGGATCGCCTACATCGAGGTGCCAAAAAAGAATGGCGTCCTCGCCCCCGTAGCCTAAGTGCTTCGGGGGCGAAGGACGCTGTTCGGCAAATCTACTCTCCTGTCTGGAATCTCGCTCTACATGACCGTCGCCGATGGCGAAGCGGCTGCTGAGTGCTTCGGCTGTGCTACGAGTCGTGACCAAGCGGGTATCGTCTACAAGCAGATGAAAGAGTTGGTCGAGTCGTCTCCCCTGCTCTCTCGCAGGCTGGAGATCATCGACTCTCGCAAGACGATCGCATGTGCTCCCACGAACTCTTTCTGGCGAGTGATCTCGTCGGACAGCAACCGCGCAGAAGGTCTCAACATCCACTCGCTGTGCTACGACGAACTGCATAGCGCGAAGGATAGGAGGCTATGGGACTCGATTCGATTCGGCGGGATTTCTCGAAGCCAGAGCCTCGTCTGCGCGATTACCACTGCCGGATTTGATCGATCGTCGATCTGCTGGGAACTGCATGAGCACGCCTTGAAAGTCATGCAGGATCAGTCTGTAGACCCGCAGTTTTTCGGCTTCGTAGCCGGGGCGACTCTCGAAGACGACTACCGAGACCCGGAGGTCTGGAAAGCGGCGAACCCATCGTTTGGCGTCACGATGGACTCCGAGACGTTCGCGGCAGATGTCAAAGAGGTCGATGGGTCGCAAACAAAACTCGCCTCGCTCCTTCGGTACCGGCTGAACGTCTGGGTTCAGGGGACGAATAAGTTCGTCGACCTGACGAGGTGGGACAAGTGCAAGGGACAGTCGGAGCCGTTCGATTCGTCCAGAATATGGCACTGCGGACTCGACCTTGCTCAGACTTGGGACATCAACGCTTTTGTGGCTGTTAGCAAGGCCCACGATGACTCGTTTGACGTCATCTGCAAGTTCTGGATACCCGCAGACAATGCCGAGCAGAGACGAGAAGAGGTTCCGTACGTGATGTGGGCTCGAAACCCCACGACCGGGCTTGTGATGACCCCCGGAGACACGTGCGACTACGACTTCATCAAGCGAGACATTCTTGCGTTCGCCAAGAAGCATCAAGTGTCGAAGATCGCCACCGATCCATACAACGCGCACCACCTCCAGCAACAACTTCAGGCGGAGGGCCTCAACGTGCTAGGCTTCTCGCAGACGTTCCGCGCTATGAATGCGCCTACGCGTCTGCTTGAGACTTTGATTTCGCAAGGAAGGCTCCGAACTAGCGATAACCCAGTCTTGAACTGGATGGCCGGGAACTGCACTGTGAGAACAAACTCGGATGGTTACATCAAGATCGCTAAGCCCGGAGTGACGAGTCCGCATCGAGTCGACGGCATGGTGGCCCTAGTCATGGCGCTGGCCCTCGCAAACGAGGCTGAGAGTGGCGTGAAAACGCCGGAACCGGAGATCATCGTCCTATGAACTATGCAGAACTGCACGCCGCTGGCTCTATGACGATCAATGATTGCCGAAGGGCTGGGGGGAAGTGATGGAAGACCGCTCACTGTCAGACGTTGTATGGACACCGGAACGCGGCTTGTCAGAGCCAGAAGTTCGCGGAATCAGTTGGGAGAACTTCCTTCTCTCTGACGAATACAGCGGCAAGTGGCGAACCTCTGCGGACATTCGAGTCACGCCAGACACGGCCCTTCAGAGCACTGTGGTGCTCGCAGCGTGCCGCATTCTCGCCGAAATGGTGGCAACTCTCCCACTGCACGTTTACCGCAGGACAGAGAAGGGCGGCAAAGAGCGCGCGTCCGATATTCCGCTCTACAAAGTTCTCTCTTTCGCTCCAAACGGCTGGCAGACAAAGTTCGAGTTCTTCGAGCAGATGATGATGAATCTCTGCCTGTGGGGGAACTCTTACAGCCAGATCAAGTCTGGAAAATACGGCGCTGTCTCTGAACTCATCAACCTTCACCCGTCGCGGATGGAGGTCGAGAGGCTCGAAAACGGTCGCCTGCGTTACTCTTACACGAATCCAGAGAACGGAAGACTTGAGAGGTACACGCAAGACCAGATCATGCACATTCGCTGGACTCCAGAGCCAGACGGAATCAAGGGCATGGTTCCTGTCGAGATCGCCCGCGAGGCGATCGCGCTCGCGAGGGCCTGCGAGACTCACGCCGCTCGATACTGGGCCAACTCTGCGAAGCCGGGGATTGTCCTCCAGACAGACGGAAGCCTCTCTCCTGAGGCTGCTGAGAGGCTCCGCGAGAACTGGGAAAGGCTTCATAAGGGAAGTCAAAATGCCTATAGAACGGCAGTCCTCACCAACGGATTGAAAGCCGAACCAATCGGCTTCACGGCAGAGCAGTCGCAGTTCAATGAGAGCCGAAGATTCAACTGCGAGGAACTGGCACGTGTCTACAGGTTGCCACTTCATCTCATTCAGGGCTCGTCTGCTGGCGGAGACTTGGAGACAGCAGGCCAAGAGTTCATCACGTACACGCTCGCGCCATGGCTGCGTCGCATCGAGAGCGCGATCAGCCGAAGTCTGATCTACAACGACGATGTCTTCTTTGCAGAGTTCGATGTACGAGGCTTGATGCGAGCGGACTCGACTCGCCGCGCATCGTACTACTCGACGATGACAAACCTCGGAATCCTTTCGATCAACGAATGCCGAGCGTTAGAGAACCTTCCGCCGCTGGAGCATGGAGACAATCACTTCGTCGCCATGAATATGCAGACGCTGGAGGAGGCGTCTAAGCCAAAAACAGACCCGATGGCCGCAATGATGGCCGGGGCGGGCTCGCCTCCTCCAGCAACTGGCGGGCCTCCAAGTCTTGGAGAGGTCAAGACAGGCAAGGCGCCGACAGAGTCTCCTCCCGGAATCGAGTCGAAGCCAAAACTCGAAGAGGTAGATGCTGTCGAGGAGAAGCGAGGCTTCTGCCCGACCGGCGAAGGCGGCGGCATCGACAACTCATGCGGAGATGACGGCAAGGCAGGAGGCAGCAGTGACTCTGGCAGCAAGTCTCCTCCATCTGGCGGAGGCAGCAGCGGTGGTCGAGAGCACGCACCAGACGTCACCGCCGACGAGAACAAAGACGGCGTGACTGATGCCGCAAGGGTCGGCGTCCCGGCGATGGAAGTACCGCCACCTCCAGCGATTGGGCGCATTCCAAATCTAGAGCCCCATGAACGCGCTGTCGAAGAGTCGTTCATCTCTCACTTCGAGTCTGACCCGGACGCAGTCACTTCGCAGTTTCTCGCCCTTGCAGTGAAGCAAGGCGAGCCAGCCACGTTCGGCACAGACGACGCGAAGTGCCTGACTGACGTCTGGTCTGAAGAAGACCCGACACTTCGAGCACAGAATAGGGCTACTCTCAACACCTGCCTGCACCAAACAGCCAATGCTATCGCTAAGCGGGCATTTCTCTCGCATCTCGACACGCTCAAAGAGGGCGACGAGATCATGGTGACTGTCGGCGGCTGCGGAGCAGGCAAAGGCTTCGCTCTCAAGAATGATCCAGAGGCTCTTGCAGCCAAGGGACAGGCGAAGGCGATCTGGGACAGTGCTGGAGACCAGAACGCCACCGAGAACCCGTGGATTCTTGCTGAGGCAGAGAAGCGCGGTCTCAAGGTTCACTATGTCTTCGTTCACGCAGACCCAAAGACTCAATGGGCAGACCCGAATCGCGGAGTCGTGAAGCGAGCCAGCGACCCCAAGGACGGCCGAATGGTGGATGCGAAGGTCTTCGCAGACAGTTACGCAATCGGCGCGAAGAACCATCACGCGTTTCACCAAGCGAACAAGGACAACCCGAACGCCAAGTTCACGTTCCTTGACAACACTGGCAAGCCAAAAAAAGTCGACGGCGTTCCGAAGGAGGCACTCGATCTTGACGCTGACGAACTGGCGTCGTTCGCCGAGCGAGAAGTCGAGAAGTCTTCTGCCCCTGACCACGTAAAGAAGGGCGCATTGATGGGCCGAAGAATCTGGGGCAAGGGGAAATAACCAATGCCAATGACCGTCAATGAAGCGTTGCAGAAGTGGTGGGACGAAGACGCAGAGCGTCTCAACTCGATGGCTGAGCAGGCAAGAGAGTTCGCCGTAAAGACACCGAAGCGGAAGA